TGCAGTTGGAATGCCTCTGCAGATAGACGCAACCGTGATATATGGTATTGGAGAAGGAAAGGAGCACATGACTAGAGTCTTATACCAGGACCTGGAAAGTGACAACCCTTTTAATACCTATAGGATCCAAGGGATACCGCCAGGACCAATAGCCTCTCCTGGAAGGAACTCAATTGAGGCAGCCCTGAACCCGGAAGACCACAGCTATTACTACTACGTAATGGGAGCCAACGGTCACGTATTTGCTGAAACCTACAATGAACACCTTAGGAATGTTGAAGACTACAGAAACATGCAGTAAAGGGCAAAGAAAAAAGTACAGTTCTAATGAACTGTACTTTTTAGTGGTGCCGAAGGTTCGACACTTAGTCTGCTCGCACCATCCTGTGGTGCTCTAATAAAAAAATCGATTTCGTACTCTTCCTTGTCAACTCTTACCTCATCAATGAATCTTGCAAGTGTCTGCTTGAGATTCTCACCTTTATCAAAGTCTGACTTGAATCCCATTAACCATGCTCTAAGTTCTTTTTCAGGAACCTGAGCCTTAACACTGACAATCCTTATCCTGTCTTCTACAGATTCCCTGTACTCCTCAAGACCTTCAAGTCTCTTTCCAAGCTCAAGGGATCCAACACCTTTAGTAATCATATTCACTATGTTGTCTATTTCCTTGTTTGTACTTTCCAGTTCCTTGTTCAGGTACTTCAACTCTTCCGGAGCTTCCTTCTCAGCATTTTCGATGTACACATGCATCTTGTCCATGAGATCATCAAGGTTGGCAAATACCAAGTTGTTCAGTTCCTCCATGACATTCTGCTCCAAATACTCTGCCCTGATTGAATTGCTGCAGCTGGAGCAACGATAGTAGAAGTACCTGTCACCATCCTTGACCCTCTTTTGAGAATAGCCGTTCATCCGTCCGCTGCACTTCTTACACTTAACTAGTCCGGACAACAGGTATTCTCTGACAGACTTGGACTTTCCCCTGTCACCTGCACGGCGTGTGAGCTCTTCCTGGGTCATTCTAAACACCTCCTTGGGAATTAGTATGGGTAATGCATTTTCAAGCCGTATAATGTCATTCTCGCTGTTCTGGACCTTGATGTTTCTCTTGCCGTTATCGCCATAGGTCCTTTTGGTTTTGTTAAAGGTATATATACCCATGTACTTTTCATTTTTCAATATACCAGGGATCGAGTTGTAGACAAAAGGTTTTCCGAACTTGTTCTTGTATCCTTTGGAGTTTAAGATCCTGGCAATCTCCTTATACCCGGAACCGGCAAGATATAGCCTGAATATTTCATCTACAATCCGTGATTCCTTTTCGTTTATGATATAGTGCTTATTCTCATCCACATCGTAGCCAAGAGGGGGAGTACCACCATTGAACTGGGCCTTTAAGGCATTCTCCTTAAGACCCTTCATTACTTCAACCCCAAGGTTGAGGGAATAGTATTCAGCAAAGGACTCCAGCATTCCCTCCATGAGTACTCCTTCAGGGGAGTCATCAATGGCCTGGGCTGAGTAAGCTACTTTTACTCCGTGCTTCTTAAGATTATGTTTGTAAATGGCTGACTCATACCTGTTCCTGGCGAACCTGTCCACCTTGTGGACTATTATCACATCAAACTTTCCATCCTTGGAATCCTGGATCATCCTCTGGAACTCTTCTCTGTTCTCCGTAGCCCTACCTGTCTCGGCCCTATCCACGTATTCCTTGACAACACTCAGATTGTTCTTCAGGGCATATTTCTTGTTGTCCCTAAGCTGGGCTTCGACTGACTCTTCTCTTTGTCTGTCTGAACTGAATCTTGCGTAGGAAGCTGCCTTTAACATTTATTATCACCTCTGTTATTAAAATAGCTCATTTAGCATTATTTATTAATTGTAGCTTGAATTCTTATAGGTATTGGGTATATTATATAGTGTATACTGGTGTTTTATATTTGCACCGTAGGTTATAAATGCTGTGAAAGGAGGTGCAAACATGGTTATGGATATAAAGGCTGATACATTCATAGATGATTATTTGAGTTGGTTAAAGTCGAATATGACTGAGGAAAGTATTGTTGATGGTATAATCGAAATAACAACTCCATTTTTAGATTTCAATAATGATTATACGCAAATTTATGTTGAGAAAAAAGATAATAATAAGTATAGAATTTCTGACCTTGGATATGTCATTAATGAGTTAAACATGCTAGGAATTGATATTAATTCACCCAAACGTAAGAAACTAATTTCGACAGTTCTAAACAGGTTTGGAGTCCGAATTGATGGGGAAGTTTTAAATATAGACTCAACTTTAAATGACTTTCCAAAATCTAAACATAAGCTATTACAAACCATGTTAGCACTGGAGGACTTGTTATACACCTCAAGGCCTAACATAGTGTCAATTTTCTATGATGAAGTTGTGAACTTCTTCGAGGCAAATGAAATATACTGTATGGCGAATGTGAGCTTTATAGGTGTTGCTGGGTATACTCACAATTATGATTTTGCAATTCAAAGAAGTAAAGACAAGCCAGAACGCTTAATAAAATTAGTCAATAATTTGAACAAACAAATGACAGAAAGCATATTGTTCTCTTGGAATGATACAAGAGCTATTCGAGAGAAGGACTCTGTATTATACGCAATAATTAATGATGCAAATAGAGTAAGTGAAAAAGACTTGAATGCGCTGGAAAGTTATGATGTATTACCGATTCCTTGGTCTCACAGAGATGATTATTTGAATAAGTTGGCATAGAGACAGGTTTATACCTGTCTCTTTTACATAGGAACCTGAAATTTAGGTATGATCGAAATATTACAGTACTTACAAAAATTAATAAAGTTTTCAATAAGGGATGTTGTATCCGCAAAGCAAGATAAATCAAAAGATGGATTAATCTCCTTTAAATACGGATGATCTAGAGGATAGGCCCACGCAAGATCATAACCTTCTTTAAAGATATGTATATGAGTCCCTTCAACTTTTTCATCATCAGGATTTCTATGAGGTTTTGTATCAACATCTAACCGCAGCAAACGCACCGAGGTATATACCCTTTTCTGATATGTACATCTTGACATGATAGCTCTTTTCCTATTAATATCTATTATGAATTTATGATTAGGATTAAAAGTAGATATTGCATTTACTATTACAGCTTCATTTTGTTTTGGGAAATTCATTCTGTCTTCAATTATCTTTTTCTCAACACGTATTAGATTAATAGCTTCAATTTCTTGCATGTAAACCTCCTCAATCCTTTCTCATCTTACTCCCAAATTTCCAATATCCCTATCTGAAAAATTATTTGACTAAGCTCTTAGAAACAGTCTTTTACTATACCTTTATATAATTTACTATCAACTTCTATCAAACTACGTTTACCATCTTTAAAACTTATTGCGACTACATGAGTACCTTTTGATTTTGCAGACAAACCTCCTGCCAATAATCCAACTGGTCCCAAAAGAGCGCCACCTACAATACCTCTTGCGACTCCACTCGCAGCACTCTTGCGGTGTTCTTCAGTTATTTCTTGATATTCATCCACCACCTTTTTGTTTAAAACCAGCGCATTGCCAATTGAGATCATTAGTACCGCAGAGCCTAATGTGTAAGAGATTGGCTTACCTGAATAATCCCCTGCTATTACCATATTCTTGGCCATTATTGTTATTCTCCTTTCTTATCTCAATCCCATATCTCCAATATCCCCAAAGGTTCAAAATAGATTATGTAATTATCTTTCTTTACATATACTCCATATTTCCCCTTGTAGTAATCCACTGCATCCATCAGGAATTCTTCTGTAACTCCCAGGTAATCGGCAAGATTGTGCCTTCCGGTAACTCTATCCTTAAAGGCTTTTATAAGTAGGTCTATTGAAACAAGTCTCTCATAACCCCAGTTTCGTGCAATCTTCTCAAGTTTCTTATTTTGGATCACGTCCTGATCATGTATTTTCCCGTATGTAGTGTGATAGTGGCCAAGCTCCTCGGCCAAGATACAGTATTTCTCATTGGTTGAACTTAAGCACTTATTTATAAGAATCAAGTCATTAGCCTGGTTCTTTATGTAAAGCCCTTTAATATCTTTGGGCAAGTCTGAATCTTCATCTATATAAATGTTATTATCGTATGCATCGCTAAGTAGTTTTTCGTATGAGTTCATTTAATCACCTTTGGAGCTCTTATCCTTCATTAGAGCGATTTTAATTGCTAGCCTAACCTTTTCCTTGTCTTCCTCTGACAAATCGTTCAGGTGGCCAATACTGTGGGCTGCTAGGGTGATAATATCATCATCTGATAGTTCATGTACTTCTTCCTTATAGGGGTCCTCTGTTCCAGAGTTTCCAAGGAGGTAGTTTAGAGAGACACCGTAATAATCAGATAACAACTTCAAGGTTTTTAGGTCAGGTTCACTTACTCCCCTTTCATATCCAGAGAGTGTCTTGTTATTAATCCCAGTGTCCTTGCTAACTTGTGTTTGGCTTTTCCCTGTTAACTCTCTAGCATTCCTTAATCTATTAGCTATATCCATGTTTTCCCTCCTCGTAAGATATTTTATAATAATTATACCCTATTTCTTAATATATAGGATAAATATCTTAGAAATATTGAAATAAGTCTTGACATCTTAGAAAATAAGAATTAAACTAGACATATAATCTTAGAATATAAGAAGAAAGGAGGAGATAAGATGAAACCATTATATGAGAAAATAAGAGATTATCGAATCTCTAAAGGAATTACTCAAACACATATTGCTAAAAAGACCGGAATTTCAAATAAGAAAATAAGCTATATTGAGAAAGGTGTAACAGAATTAAAGGCAGAGGATTTTATATTAATCGCAGAAAAAGGGTTTGGTGTAGATCCTTCTTTTTTTACAAACGAAGTCTTAGAAACTAAGAATCCAGCCAAAGGAGGTGAGTGAAGTGGATTTGGAAATGTTTGTATTTCTTTGCATCGTTTGCTTTCTATTAGGATTTTTAGTCGGTCTAAATAAAGCTGGAGGCTAATTTTTCTAAAACTTTTTATTTGTTTTGTAGAATAATTTTTTAGCCATTTGAGTATGTTGATTCTTGATATGGACTGCAATTTTGTGGAAATGCGGGTCGATATCTTCTGAATCATATACTTTAGGGTCATTCATCCATTTGAAAACTACAATCATTTCATGGAGGGTTGAATCAGCATAGATTTTATTTTCATATAGAATGCTTGTGAATTGTTGGCGCAGGTTTAACGGTAATTCAGTAAATCTAAAAGCACCATGGGTTTCAGTGAAATATAGTTTTTCAAACGGCAAATACAAATTGTTAAAGCGCTCACGCAGCCTGGATCGTTTTTCTAGGAAAAGAGTATGATATCTACCTACAAAATAGCCGGAAATAACAGAAACCAAAGGAATTAACACTTTATAAGTTTCAGGAGAATTTATCATGTTTGCACATCCTTTCTAGAATTAAGGGCTCAAATAGATTCTTAACCTAAGTATAAGTTACAGATTAGGAAATAGCAACCAAACAAGGAGGTGAGTGAAGGTGGAGATAATAAACGAAGGTTTGAAGAAAATAGAGGGATACGCTGACAAAAAGAAGGACCCTCAAACACTACTTATTTGTCAATGCTTGAGGGAGATAAGGGAGGTAAAGAAGGAACTCCAAGATATCCGAATTACCTTGGAGTCAGAGAGATTCACACCTGAAGATAGCAATGGAAAACGATCAGGAGATGCCAAGCTAGGGCTAAAACCTAAATCTGCAACTATTGCTAATTTAAATATCGATATTACCAATAGTAACCCCAATGATTTGATCGAAGAATACTGTCAAGTGCTCAAGTCTAAATTGCGTAACGTTGCTTCTAAATGATTTTGACATCAATGAAATCGATAAGAAGGAGGGAGATTAATGGCAACAACAATAAAGACGGTAAAAATTAGCAGAATCACAGGAGAAGTCATTTCTGAATCCTACAGGCAAGTTGAAGGTGATTACAACGTATTGGATGAGATTGCCAAGACGCTGGCTGAGGCATTCCTTAAGGAAAGGAGGGAAAAATGTGACCAAAGACAACCAGATTCAACTTTTTAGAAACCAGAAATTCGGTGAAGTGAGAGCATTAGAAATAGAAGGGCAACCATGGTTTGTTGCCAGGGATATATGTGAGGCTCTTGAAATCAAAAACACTACTCAAGCAATACAAAGATTAGACGCTGATGAGGTGACTATGTTTAACATAGGGGGCTTGTCAGGAGACACAAATATCATTAACGAGTACGGACTATATTCTCTGGTGCTGGGGAGCAGGAAGAGGGAAGCAAAGCAATTTAAGAGATGGATAACACATGAAGTTATTCCATCCATAAGAAAGCATGGAGCATATATGACCCCAGACAAAATAGAAGAAGCTCTGCTCAACCCGGATACATTGATTAAACTTGCAATCAATCTCAAGGAAGAACGGGAGAAAAGACTGCTTGCTGAAAGCAAAATCATTAATGATAAGCCAAAGGTAGTGTTTGCAGATGCAGTGACAACTTCGAAAAGTAGCATCCTTGTGGGGGAACTGGCCAAGCTGCTCCGGCAGAATGGGGTTGAGATGGGGCAAAACAGGCTGTTTGATTGGTTGAGAAATAACGGATACTTAATCAAGCGAAAAGGAACCGACTATAACATGCCTACCCAATACAGCATGGAACTGGGACTTTTTGAAATCAAGGAGACCTCAATCACCAGAGGTGATGGTCATACTACCATATCTAAAACATCCAAGGTTACAGGCAGAGGTCAGGTGTACTTTATCAACAAGTTTTTAGAGTTGGCGGAAGCCTAAAGGAGGTGCGGTAATGAGTATTGAATCTGCATTGAGTAAAGAAGAGAGACTAAAGGAGATCATTGAGGGCACAATCTCAAACCTAAAGGCTTTGCTTGAGGAGCCAAACGAAGAGGTTGAGGAAGAAGAAATAGAACTTGCTGGCTTCCCGGACATACTGACCGCCTATATCATAGCTGAGTATCTTAGCCTGAGTAAGCGTAGGGTCTACGAACTGATGGATATTATCCCCGAAGCGGGAGGGATCCCCAGCTTTAAGATTGGCAGTAGTAAAAGGGTTTATAAGAAAGACTTTGAGGACTGGCTGATGTCTAAGAGAGGTGAGGCTTAAAACATGGAAAAGAATAGGTACTACTTCACAATGGGTTACACAGGCCATGTATATGAAGGCGGATGGGTGGAGATCGTTGCTGATACTCTTCTTGAAGCCCAGGTTAAGTTCAAGAAGAGATTTGGAAGGGAAGCATATAACAGCGCAGGGCTACTGAGGTATTGCTGCCCGTATACCTTGAAGGAGCTGCAGGAGACAAGGATGGATGTTGAAGGTAATTTCGGAGCTTTCTGCCACGAGGTGATTGAATGAGTGACTTAACTTTAACAGAATTTATAATTGGTGCTGCAATAGGCATGTGGCCGGTTACTGTGATAACGACCATCATGATTATTGGATTAGGAATCTCAGAATGGAGGGATGAACGTGCTGAGAAAAATCGTAGAAAGATTATTGCTAGGCGGCACAATATCGCTGATATGAAGGTAAGGAAGGACGGTTAGAGAAGTGATAAAAACAAGAGACTTAATAAATAAACTTATGGATGGAGATCTGGAGGATCAGATTTATGTTTTCAACAAATTAACGGACAAGTATTACCCAGTTAAGAAAGCAATTGTAGATGATGAAGTGGTGTATCTGGAAATAGATAAAGAGATCGAGACCTATGAGTAAGGAGGAAACTAGATGTCATTAGATGAAATAATAGCTCAGCTAGAAAATTTGAAGTCACATTGCAAGGATTTTATAGACCCACTTGATTTTGATTGTATATGGAAGCAGGATGTGGAAGCTCTTGATTATGCAATTGCAGCAATAAGGAAACTAAGCGAAATCACAGAAAAAGAAAATGCCCTTGCAGCCAGCCAGCTAACAAAGGGCACCTATAACAACCACCATAATTTTATCAAAGAATCACCAAAAAGTAAACAAGGGGTGGTGATACTCATCATGGATGAGGCTGTAAGGCTTAGAAATGACTATCCAGCCATTGGATATCTTGAGGCAATAGAAAAGGCCAAAGCAATGGTTGAGGATGCTTATAGAAGAAAGGAGGGCTTCCAATATGAGGGAGATTAAAATACTCGAACTAAGGCTTAGAAACTTCAAGGGAATCAAGGAGCTGAATCTAATCCCCAAAGGAAAGGACTTATACATCTATGGGAGGAACGAAGCAGGAAAAACCAGTATCATGGATGCCTTTATTTGGCTCCTATTTGATAAGGACAGCTCCAATGATAGCAATTTCAGCATCAAAACATTGGATGGGGAAGGTAATCCCATCCATATGCTTGAACACGAGGTCTTGGCCAAGCTAAGCATTGATGGTAAGGAAATTGAGTTGCAGAAGATTTACAAGGAAAAGTGGACTAAGAAGAGGGGTCAGGCCAATTCTGAACTTACAGGACACACCACAGACTGCTTCATAAATGGAGCTCCTAAAAAGAAATCAGAGTATACGGATTATCTATCCAATATCATCAATGAAGACTTATTCAAGATATTAACCCATCCGTTATATTTCAATAAAAAGCTCAAATGGCAGGACAGAAGAGAGATAGCCCTTAAGATGTGTGGCGACATTGATAATCTGGAGGTCATAAGGCATGATGAGAAATTAAAACCTCTAGGGGAACTTCTATCTGACAAGACATTAGAGGACCTTAAAGCTGAGATGGCTGCCAGGAGAAAGAAGCTCAATGATGAGCTCAAGTCGATACCAGTTCGGATTGATGAGTTGTCCAGGGAGGAACTGGATGTAGATGTTGAGGAATTGACAGCCAAGAAGAAAGAATTGGTGGAGAGGATACAGGAAATAAAATCATCAGAGCCCACAGATCACCAATTCAAGATAAGAAGGATAAGAGGATCCATTGGAGTGCTGGAGAATGAGCTGAAGGAGCTGGAAAGAAACCATACCCTAGATCTCAGAGAATCTCTTGATCAGTGTTTTAAAGACAAGAGCAACATATCAAAGTCATACCTCGAATCCAAGGATAAGGTTTTAAGTATGGAAAGTGAAATTCAAAAGCTTCGTGAAAAGAAGAGAACACTGGAATCTGAAATAGTTCAATTAAGAGAGGTATTCAAGGATACCAAGGCACAGGAGTTCAATGATGAGGATACAGTTTGCCCATGCTGCCAACAGCGCCTGCAACCAGAAAAAATCCAGTCATTGATATCTGATTTTAATGAGAGAAAAGCCATTAAATTGAGGCAGATAAATGAGGATGGAAAGAAGAAAAGTGAAACTCTCAACCAACTGATCCAGAAGGTAGAGGGTATGGAGGAAGACCTGTATCACGAAAGGAACCAATGCGGGTTACTGTATGACATGCTTGAATCCAAAACGGAAGAGATAGCTTCCTTGGAGGACCAAATTGACAAGGTTGATGTTTCCAAGACGACTGAATACAAGAATATAAGCATGAAAATCAAGGAGCTGGAGGGAGAGATTGATAAGATTGACAAGCTAATTGATTCCCAGGCAGACATAACAAGAACTATAAAGGAGCTTGAAGAGAGCCTATTATCAATCGATAAGCAGCTGGCCAAGGTAGATTTAGCTAAGAATAACGAGAAGAGAAAGCAGGAGTTGCTATCAAGAGAAAGAGAACTGGCACAGCTTGTAGCAAAGACAGAGGGCATAGAATTCCTATGTGAACAATTTGTAATAGTAAAGGCTAGTCTGCTTGAAGAAAAGCTAAACAGCAAGTTTGAAATGGTTAAATTCAAGCTGTTTGATGTTCAGGTAAACGGAGGAATAAACGAGACATTCATAACGACATACAAGGGAGTTCCATTTGATGATCTTAACGATGCCGCCAAAATCAATTCTGGGCTTGACATTATTAACACCTTATCCAAGGAGTATGAAATATCGCTGCCGTTATTCCTGGATAATCGGGAATCAGTTAATAATATTCTCAAGATGAACGGCCAGATAATCAATCTGGTTGTTAGTTGGGATAAGTCCTTGAAGGTGGATGAAGGTGAAAAATGGGAGGCACTAAAAGCCGTAGGGGAGGCCAGCTGATGAAGTGTCCGAAATGTGAACGAGAAGTTGATATTAGAAAGTATGCCCTATTCAACTGTCAATGTGGGTGTACATTGATGGTTGTTGAAATCAACAAGGTAAAGCAAGTGGTGGATGTAACTAAAGAGGAGGAGTAGCGATGTTGGAGATTGATTTGGCTGAGATGCAGGAAAAGCTCAACAAGACATGTTCAGAGAATGGATTGGAATTTAACTTTGAATCATCCAGGTTTCCTATTATAGCAACAATAAGGCCTGATGGAGAGCTTAGAAACCAGATGATGATGGACTTGGGAGATGAGAAGGAAGGGAGCAATTACATCAATGGAGAGATTAGATTCTCCTTTGGAGAAGAGCTTACAATAACCGTTCTGAATGACTTTAGAATAGGGGATGACTTGCTCAACAAAATTAAAGGTCAAATAAAGAAGCTCCATTATGTATTTCTGCAGACATATTTCAAGATGAAGATGAAAGGATAGGAGGAGTAAAAAATGACAAATACACAAATAGCAATCAAAGAAAAGAACATAACTGACAAGGTGCTTAACAGTATAAACAGGATGCAGAATGAGGGTAGTTTGCAGATCCCTCCAAATTACAGCCCGGAAAATGCTCTAAAAGCAGCTTATCTAATACTGTCGGAAGCAACTACGAAAGACAAGAAGCCCGTACTTCAGGCATGTTCTCAGGAGAGTATAGCAAACTCATTGCTTGAGATGGTTACGCAGGGGTTGAATCCAAATAAGAACCAGTGCTATTTCATACCTTATGGAAACCAATTGAATTTTCAAAGAAGCTACCTCGGAACTGTAGCTATTACTAAGAGGATGCCAGGAGTTAAAGATATAAAGGCATATCCCCTTTACAAAGGAGATGCATTTGAAACTGATTTCGACATAATGAATGGCAGGCTCAAGATAAAGTCATATAACCCCAAGATTGATAACATATCCAAATCCAACCTTATAGGTGCCTTTGCATTGATCATTGGCGACAATGAGGTTTTACATCTTGAAGTCATGACCATGGAACAGATTAGAACCGCCTGGAACCAAGGACAGACCAAGGGTAATTCCCCGGCACATCAGAACTTCAGTGAAGAGATGGCTAAGAAAACAGTGATCAATAGAGCTTGCAAGATGTATGCGAATACCACAGATGACAGCGATATATTTGCACAAATACTTAACAAGGCCACAATCGAGGTTGAACAGGAGATTGAGGATAATGCCAACAAAGAATATCTTGAGATCGAAGGTGATGTTGTGGAGATGGATTCAGGAGAAATAGTGGATGCAAGCTCCGGGGAAGTCATTGAGGAAGTGGAAGAGCCCGAAGAGATTGAATTTTAGGTGGATATTATGAAATTTACAACCTTGGCAAGTGGGTCAAAGGGCAACTGTTACCTGCTTGAAACTGATGGAGGGAGCCTGCTGATAGAGGCAGGCATCCCTATAAAGAAGGTAAAGCAAGCCTTAGGATATGACCTTAGTGGAATCAGGGCTTGTCTCTTGACACATGAGCACATGGATCATGCAAAGGCAATAAAGGATATTGCCTCTTTGGGGATTGATGTCCTAGCCTCCAGGGGGACCATAGAGGCCCTTGATTTATCCAGCCATAGATTGATACCAATGAAGCCAAAAGAAGTTGTCACAGTGGGTGAATACCAGGTCATTGGCTTTGAAACAGAGCATGATGTGGCTGAACCTTTTGGATTCTTGATAAAACATGAAAACAATAGACTTATGTTTGCCACGGATACCTATTATTTGAGATACAGATTTAGAAATCTTACTCATATTGTTATTGAATGCAATTATGTTGAATCAGTGGTGAAAGGGTTGGTGGAGAGAAAGGAAATTGATATTCATAGGGTTTCAAGAACTTTAAAAAGTCACTTGAGTCTTGAGAACCTGATCGAGTTCCTTAAGGCAAATGATTTATCCAAAGTTCAGGAGCTGCACTTGATACATTTGTCTGATGAAACCTCAGACATAAAAATCATCAGAAGAGAGATCAGGAAGGTATATGACGGAAAATTAATTATAGCAGGCGGTGGTTAATGTGGAAGGGTGGATAAGTGTTCATAGAAAGTTGTTAGGTAGTGTCGTATTTAACAACCCAGATCTCTTGAAGGTATGGATGTGGTGCTTGCTAAAAGCTAGTCATAAGAAACATAAACAACTTGTTGGATACCAAGAACAGACTTTATTTCCAGGAGAACTTATATTCGGAAGAAAGAAAACAGCATCCGATTTAGGATATTCAGAGAGCAAAACATATCGTTTAATAAAAAGATTAGAAGAGTTGGGGAATATAACTATCAAATCGAACAACAAATATTCCGTTATAACTGTTGTAAATTGGGAGTTATACCAAGGCATAGAACAACAAAATGAACAACAAAACGAACAGGAAATGAACAACAAACGAACAACAAATGAACAACAAATGAACACAAACAATAATGATAATAATGATAATAATCTTTTATTTATGTATGACGAGAACCTGAAAGAAATTGTGAAGCTCCTCCAGGAGAACATAGGAGTGATCCCTCCAATCCTGATTGACTTGGTTGGTGAGTATGCAGATACATTTGACTCCAAGATGTTTGCGGAAGCAATTATCATTGCAACCAATAAAAAGGTGAGGTCTGTAAAGTATGTTCTTGGAATACTCAAGCAATGGAAAGACAGTAATATATTGACATTAGAAGATCTTGATGCGTTCAGGAGGGAAAAAGAACTTGAGAAAGAGAAAAAGCCAAATAATAATCAAAATGGCAGCAAGTATAACTCATATAGCAAGAAAGCAGCTCCAAAGAAGACAAGGTTCCATAACTTTGAATCAAGGACTGATAAATATGACAATAAGGAACTGGAAAAGATGGCTGACAAGAAGAGAAAGGCTAAAAAACCAGATAGTAGTTCAGGATTAGCTTTCCTTGACCAGTTCAAAGAAACAGAAGAATGAGGGAGGTGTAGGCATTGGCTTACGGATGGACCAAGGAAGCAGAAGAGTACATTGTCAAAAACTATGGGAAAGTAAGTCAAAAAGACATGGCGCTTAAGCTGGAAAAGGCAAGGAGCACCATAGCAAACAAGATCAGAATACTTCAAGAAAATGATTTATTGCCAAAGCAAACTAGAAGTACCAGGATCCCCTGGACAAATAAGGATCAGAAATACCTGGAGGACAATATCTCTAAAAGAACTTTGATGGAGATAGCGGTTGCTCTTGAGAAACCATATACAACTATACAGGGAAGGGCAGTCAAGTTGAAGAAAGCCAATCCTGAGAAGTATGGATACAAGCCAAGGGAAATACCGAAAGAGCTGACAGAGTGTCCGGATTGCGGCAGCTCAAAAATAAACAACGTGCAGATAGAGTTCCAGGGAGCCAAGTACTTTTGCATGAATTGCCTGAAGGAATTCGATAGATACGGAAAGCGTGTGAAACCAATATTATGAAAGGGTGATTTCTTGAACAAGGTAGTGCAACTGTGTTATAGGAGCATCATTCAACATATAGCCGGAGATATTGAAAAGGCAAGAAGGTATAAGGAAACAGCCTTGGATGAATATGAAAAGCAGGGGTCAATAATAAGCATAGGAGAGATCATTTCAGAAGATGTTCAAGAGAAGTTATATAAGCTATTTGTATAAGGCTGAAAGGAGTTATGTAAATGAGTGTAGAGATTATTAGATTTACTGTACCAGGAGAACCTAAATCAAAATTACGGCATCGTACCACAAATAAAGGGTTCAATTACACACCAAAAAAAACCATGGAATATGAAAATTGGGTCAAGCAGTGTTACATCATTGAAAATGGTTCCAAGAAGGTTGATGGTCAGATAAGGGCAACTATAAGGGCTTACTTTACAATCCCTGGTTCATCATCCAAGAAGAAAAAAGCCCAAATGGTAGAGGGAATGTTAAGACCAACAAAGAAGCCTGACACTGACAACATAGCAAAGGCGATTCTGGATAGCCTTAACTCCATTGCCTATGACGATGATAAAAGCGTTGTGTCCCTGTTGGTTGAGAAGTACTACAGTGAGTCACCAAGGGTGGAGGTTGTGATAGAAAGTGTTGATGGCAATTAACCTAAGTTATTTCTTAAGGTTGAATATGTTCATTATGAGGTCTAGGATGTCATTATCCCTTTTCAATTTGGCTCGGGCTCTTTTAGAACTCCCTTCAGTTAAACGATAAAAAGGATATGCCATTCTCCCATATGCAATTTTAATAATCCAACCAACTATAATAAGGACCATTATAGGCCTTAGGCTAGATAACAGTATATTAAATACCTTAAGCATTCCATCAAGAAAAGATTCAATAAACATTACAGATAGGTCTGGCAACGGTATCACCCCTATTCATTGATACCACCGTAGTAAGAAAGTAAACAATGTTGACAGGAGGGGCGGAATGACAAAGGAGCAACTGAAACAGATCAGGCAACTCAAAAATGAAATAGAATTATTAAAAGCGCAGATACAGGAAATCGAGCATACAATTACAACAGATACAGTCAAAGGATCTGATACTTCTTTTCCCTACTCTTCTCATTCAATAATGATCAGAGGGATTGATGAAGATGACTACAACAGGAAAGTAAGAAGGTATCAGAAACGTATAAGGAAAAGAGTTCATGAGCTTGTTGAACTGCTGGAAGTGACAAATGAATACATAGAAGGGATTAATGACAGTATGATACGTCAGATTATAATCCTTAGGTATGTAAATGGACTTGGGTGGAAAGATGTTGCAACCAAACTTGGAGGGAACAACACTGCAGATAGCGTGAGGATGATGTTGGACAGATATTTAGGAAAATATTAAAGTTGTTCGCAATGTTCGTTTTTAATGTAGTACAATGTTAATAAGTAGTAATATGAATATTGAATCAATGTCAACACTCCCGCAGCCAAGAGGCCAGTCAAGTACTGATGCGGGAGTTATTTTATTGCAAACAACCAGGACGGTGATTACATGTGCCAGGATTATATTATTTATAAATGCAAAGTTTGTTACCTTGAGTTTATTCTTCCGGAAGATTCCTTGAGAAGAGCTGAAGTTATGGGAAGGTACTTATCATGCAACCTTGGGCATAGGCAGATAAAAGAGGTAGGCAGATATGACGATTACAAGGAGTGCATGGATGCTGTAAATACATATGAGAGGGTTAACGGTAGGGTGAGGCAGACAAGGTATAAATAGGAGGTGAGCATTGTGAACGATAAGCAATTAAATAAACTGCAAGGGATTAGTCTCTATAACAATGCTTGCTTTAAGTCAAACAATTACAGATTACTAGATGATCCAATTAGCAACATAATTGACAGCATCGCGGTATTGTTAGGAGACTACAATATCTATAGAAAAAAAGCAGCTGTACTATTGTTGAAATCATTATTGAGGGAGGAATTTTTAAAATACCTACTAAGCGACAATGATTTATTTGTGGTGGACAGGAATGATTACAGGGTAAGGCAATGGAGAAAAAATGTATTGTCCAGGGGTGAGTGTGAAATATGTGGTAAGACCGAGAATTTAGAGGCTCATCACATAGTAAAATGGGCGGATTATCCTAAAGGCAGAGTTGATTTGAACAATGGTCAATGCCTGTGTTCTGATTGCCATATAAATGAGCATGCGCACGAGAATGTTGTTCATATGATGAGGGGGATGAAGAAATGGAAAAACTAACCCTCAAGCAAGAAAAATTTGTACAAGAGTTAATAAGTGGAAAATCACAGAGGGAGGCTTACAGAATAGCTTACCCTTCAAGCAAAAAATGGAAAGACGAGAATGTTGATAGTCAAGCAAGTAATATGCTAAAAATACCCAAGGTTTTCACAAGGTATCAAGCACTACAAAGTAGGTTAAAAAAAGAAGCAGAAGATGAGGGTATAGTCAGTGGAAAGAGGGTCCTTAAAGAGCTTGCAAAGATAGGATTTGCAGACATAGGAAACTATCTTGAGTACAGACCTGAAAAGACTATTGTTGACTATGATGAAGATGGAAAGCCAATCATAGGCTATCAAACAATCATCGAGGTACTGGAAAGTAAGGGAGTAGATACAAGCGCAATACAAGAAGTATCTATCACTGACAAGGGTACATTCAAGTTTAAGCTTTACGATAAACAGAGAGCGCTTGAGCTTATAGGCAAGAATATAGGGCTGTTTACTGACAAGGTAGAGCACAGTGGAAGGATAGAGGGAAGCAATCCATTCGAGGGACTGACAACAGCAGAGCTTAAGAAGTTGATCCAAAAATGATGGATATAAACACAATCAAAAAGGGCGCGATGATGGAGCTTGCAAGGCGTGAGTTCTTTTATTTTTGCAATCTCTTAGCTGATGACTTCTACCTTGAGGATAGAGATTACCTTGTAGATACTTGCAACGAGCTTCAAAACTTCCTTGATTCAGATGATGATGTGATGATTCTTAATGCCCCGCCTAGACATGGCAAGAGTAGAACTGCAGTTATGCTTTCCCAATGGATCCTGGGCAGAGACAAGACAAAGAAGATAATGACAGGGTCCTATAATGAAACACTCTCCACTAACTTTTCAAAGAATGTCAGAAATGGCATCCAGGAAGAAAAGGCAGATGAAAACAGGATTGTCTACACCGACATATTCCCAGGAGTAAGAATAAAGCGCGGGGATGGTGCTATGAATCTGTGGAGCCTTGAGGGTGGATATAACAACTATCTTGCAACATCACCAACAGGAACAGCGACAGGCTTTGGTGCTGATGTAATTATTATAGATGACCTTATAAAGTTATCGAGTGAGGCATATAATGCTAATGTCCTCAATAACCACTGGACATGGTTTACCGATACCATGCTTTCAAGACTTGAAGAAGGCGGAAAGATAATAATAATCATGACAAGATGGTCCACCAAGGATTTAGCAGGTAGGGCGCTTGAATGGTGCAAGGCTGAAAAAAAGAAGTATAGACACGTAAGCCTTAAAGCACATTTAGGAGAGGGCAGGATGCTATGTCCTGAGGTGCTAAGTTATAAAGGCTACAGGTCAAAAGCTTCAGCAATGAGCCCTGAGATTGTAAGGGCAAACTATGACCAGGAGCCAGTGGATATACGAGGCAAGCTATACAGTAGCTTCAAGACATATAAGGACATACCAAAAGACGAGGAAGGGAATCCTCTATTTGAGGGGATTTATTCATATACAGATACAGCAGACGAGGGAAGCGACTTCCTTTGTACGATTGTGTTTGGAGTATATAACATGGAAGCCTATATCATTGACATATACTACACGCAAAAGCCGATGGAGGAAACAGAGGTCGAGGTCGCTAAGAGACTTTATGAGCATGAGGTTAACAATGCTTATGTCGAGTCAAACAATGGCGGTCGAGGATTTGCAAGACAGGTTGAAAGCCATCTATTGAATAAATACAAGACCAACAAGACAAAGGTTATATGGTTCCACCAGTCGCAGAACAAGAAGGCAAGGATATTATCCAATGCCAGCTGGGTTATGGAACACATATACTACCCTGTTAATTGGATTGACAGATGGCCAGATTATTTCAAGGCTATGAACGAGTACCAGAAAGAGGGCAAGAATCCACACGATGATGCTCCGGATGCTACAACGGGGGTATGTGAGGTTGTCTTAAATAAGATTAGTATCAGGAAACGCAGTTATTCAGGGAAGGGGGCAAGGAGTTAATGGACTATAACGAGCTATTAAAGGCAGAGCTTGAAGGGGTGTATGGCGACCAACTTCAAAGGGTAAGTGAGATTAACAGGATGTATGCCATATACTCAGGTGACCAGAAGTGGAGCATTACGGACGGGCTTGACTATGTCCCCACTCAGAAGGTGACAAACTACATTAAGAAGATTGTAAACACCAGAGCAAGGTTCATGTTTGGCAAGGAGCCATACTTTGACATAAGGAGTATATATGAGGATGAGAAGGGAGCAACTACTTACCAGGATCAGGCACAGGAGAAGGAGGACCTTCTACACAAGATACTTGATGACAACAAATTCCATGCAAAGCTTCTAAAGGCAAGGAAGGATTGTTCAATAGGTGGTAAGGTTGCAATAAAGCTTTGGGGACACAAGGAGCAGGGTGTAAGGATAATATTCTCGCCAGCTCAGGAGTTTTTCCCACAATATAACATTGATGATGTAGACCAGCTGGAAAAGGTGGTCTTTCTTTATGCCATGAACAATGAGCAGGAGGCAGAGAATCAGCGTATAAAGAAGCAGGTGTGGGAATTGGTACAGGTAGGGGAAAAGCAATACAGGTGCATCCTGAACGAATCCACCCACAATGGCAAGGGGGAGACTTTGAGCGTTGAATATCAGGACTACAACACTGAGCTTGATTTCATCCCAGTTATTATCATACAAAACGGAGGACTTACAGGGGAGACAGAGGGAGTATCTGATGTGTTGGAGCTGTGGGACAATCAAAACGCATACAACAAGCTTACAAGCGATGACATAGACGCTTTGAAGTTTCAAATGTTTGGCCAGGATGTTGTAACCGATGCAGACGAGCAGAGCCTTAAGGATATAAAGATTGCACCAGGGGCCATGATAGACCTACAGACCGATGTAAGACAGGGGTCAGAGGGCAGACAGGCAAGGATGGAGAGACTTGAATCTGGATTCTCCTACAAGGCCAAATTTGAGGACACAATCGGCAGGATTAAGAATGATATGTATGACCTGATGGATGTACCCAACGTGTCCCTTGAGGAGCTTAAGGGTGTAATACAGTCAGGTAAGAGCATGAAGGCCCTCTACTGGGGACTTAAGGCAGTATGCGAGGAGGACTTCTCAGAGTGGGGTCCGGCACTGAGGCAGATGGTTGAATATATCTTTAAGATGGTTGATGCCTATAACGTATATGGAGCAAGACAGATTGCAGGCTATGAGACTACTACAAATATAGAACTTACATTCCCACTCCAAGAGGATGAGGATGTAGAGAAGGGCATTGATATGCAGGAGGTAGTGGCTGAGGTCAGAAGCAGGTCAAGCTATATGAAGAAGTGGGGCGGAGACATTGACATTGATACCGAACTTGAACAGATCCAGAGAGAAAAGGCCATGCTTCAGGATTCATATACCCAGGATTTAAACCTTGATATAGGGGATGATGGAAATGAAGGTGATTAACTTCCAGGAGAAAAAGGCAAGAAAGATTGGAGATTATAGCCCTAAGGATGTCATAGACCACCTAAGCAAAGTAGCAGATGATATTGAACACATAGTTTATATAACGCAAGCCAAGGATGGCACCATAAATGTGTGGACTGACACAATGCTTAAAACACAATCCTTGGGGCTACTAAAGTTAGGGGAGCGAATTATGATAGATGACATGTTGGAAGAGTAGGTGATAAGGCTTGAACGAATATGAGAGAATATCCAGACAGACCAGACAAAACGTTTCAAGGCTTACATTGGCCCAACAGAGGGATGTATTGAGATTATACGATGATTCTATCAAGTCACTATCTGAAAGGGCTAAAAAGGCAGGAGACAGGACCCTTAGCAAAAGGTGGCTGATGGACTACCAGAAGGAATTGACAAGGGTGAGGGCTGAACTGGCCAGAGAGTTGAACAAGAGTGTCAGAGGTTACACCACAAGGGCAGCACAAGAGGCCGCCAAGGGACAAGGCAAGCTATTGTCAATGATGTTTGAGAGAGCAGAGCTTGATGTTGGCGATCACTTTACAACTGCATTGTCACAGGTACAGAAAAATGTTGTGGCTGACATTGTCTCAGGCGGACTATACAAGGACAACAAGACCCTATCAAATAGGATATGGCAGGCAACAGGGGACAACAAGAAGGATATTGAGACAATCATAGCCCAGGGTATCACTGAAAAGAAATCCGCCACCAAACTGGCAGAGGACCTTGAGCAATTTGTTAAGCCGGCAGCGGAAAGGCCCTCTAATTGGGGTAAGGCTTACCCAATGCTTGCATATAAGAACATTGACTACAACGCAATGAGACTTGCAAGGACCAGTATCAATCATGCCTATCAGAATGCGACCATCCAATCATCCGGTATGAATCCATTTGTCGAAGGAATAGAGTGGCAGAGTGCTTTAATACATGGCAGGACTTGTCAGATTTGCATTGACAGGCATGGGGTGATATTTCCAAAAGATGATGTACCTTTAGATCATCCAAATGGACTTTGCTCAATGTTGCCTTATATACCTAAGTCCCTTGATGAGGTGGCTGAGGAGCTTAACAGCTGGATATATGGCGAAGAAAACCCAATGCTTGACCAATGGTACAAGGAGTATGGGCAAAACTTCAACGGTGTAAAAAACATTATGAAGGGTAATATAACTAAAGAGATAGCTGAAGAGGTTGTTGAAGATGGACCAAGATACAAGTCGACAGATGAGGTATTTAAGAAAGTAACGTACACAGGAATAGAAGATGAATACGCCAAAGAAATAGACACTAGATTCCTTGACTTGCAAAATAAGTACCCGATAAATGAGGGCAATATAACTATTAAGACAGCTAAAGCTAAAAACAAGTTTGGACACAGTAAAGGTCAGATAGTCACTAGGAAACGTGGCGGGAAAGATATGTTGTTCTATGAAGATGAGATAGTTATAAGTAATTTACATCATGCCAATAAAGAAACATCTCTAAAATCTCATATTAGAACATATAAAAGTAGAGGCTCAAAACTACAATCGGACATAGCCTCAATAGATCATGAATATGGCCATGCTATTGACAATTATTATCTACAGATGAAAAATGAATCCCTTAAAGAGATAGCTGATACCTATAGAGATGGTATAGAATATTCAAAATGGGATGGTAATTCGGTGCGCTTAGTGAATAAGTTTAATCAAGACATGCACAGCAACCCAGAGAAAATGTCAGAGAAGATATATGCAACGATTAGAGATGAACTCAAAATTGATAATGTCGGTATGTATAAAAATATAAAATCAGAGTTAGGAAGTTATGCAGCCAGTGATCGGTCAGAGTTTTTAGCAGAAGGCTTTGCTAATATGAGGTTATTAAAAGACGAGGAAAAAACTCCATTTATAAAGAAATTTGAAGAGGTATTCAATAGAGAATTTGATGAGGTGATTAGAAATGCAAAGCCTTGATGGTGAATTAACTCAAAAAGATTATGATAAAATACTAGCAAGAATCACAGAGTTGCAGTTGTTGGAAATAATGGGAGAAGATCACAAAGAAGAATTGGAGAGATTAAAAGCACAAATTGAGTATGAAGAGGAATAATTGTCATGAGGAGGTGGGCCTATGAATAAAAAGAACCTTGTTAATGAAGCTGAAAAGATTATGGAGGCTGAGGACATAAGACACGCTCTAAGGGATTTAAGGGAATACTTAATGGAAGAGGTCGCCTTAACAGCAGAGACCATGTATAAGAGCCTACTAAATGCCTCTATGGATGAGGAAAGGGCCCACGATATAGTTAAGAATTATGTAATTGATATGTGCAGGCTTAGATGGCAACCTGGGGAGCCTGATTATTTCTATGATGACTATGTGGATTTTGAGGATGATGACTTATAAAACTTAATACAGACCAGCTATTAAAAGTCAATAATAATTTAGAATTTATTTTGCCTTTGAGATTATAAAATTTATGTTAGAACCCGTCAAGGGGAAGGAGTCCTTGACAGAA